GCAAATTGGCTCTCTGTCATCAAGGCAAAACAAGTCAAGGAACAAAAACTACACCAAGCGCAACTTTGTATGGCAGGTCACTGTACAACAAAGAGGTGAAAATGGATAACTATGTCTATCATCATGATGACATGGATAAAGATAGCAGACCACCTGCTTGTTACCAACTAACATATAGGGGGTGTAAGTATTGGTCTTGTTATCGAGTACACTTGCGACAATGGTTCGAAGACATGTTATCTTTTGAACCAATATTTAATCGGAGGGGTTGACTACCCCTCTTTTTTTGTGTAAAATAAATGGAGAGAATACATTCTTATGGACAAAGACAAACTAAAACTTATCGTCCGCAACCTTGAACTTCTGGTCGATTCCTTGAAAGCAGAATTATACTCTGATACTCAGAGTTATCTGAACTATGAGGATATAAAGGGTGGTTTACACGATTACGACGAAATCTTTGAGGACGACGATGGATACCCAGATTAATAGAGCAAAAAAACTTGTTAAGTTACTTGAACGACTTGTTAAGCAAGAGCATCTTTATACAGAAGAAAAAATTGTAGAGATGAAAGCACAACTACGAGTCGTCAAAGAAGAAATTGCAGAATTAGAAAAGAAAACTTCGAAAGGATTTGGTAAATGAGCGTAAAACTGATTAGTGTAACTCCTGATGCTGAGCAGACAATGGCATATGTTGCCCGTGTCTCAAACCCTAACAATCAGGAAAATCCTAACTATGCCAAACTTCTGGCATATTGTATTAAGCATAATCACTGGAGTGTGTTTGAGCAAGCATTTATGACATTGGAGATTGAAACTAATCGTGGTATTGCAGCGCAAATTTTGCGACACCGTTCTTTTACATATCAAGAATTTTCGCAACGTTATGCTGATACTAATCTTTTAAATGAGTATATTCCTATTCCAGATCTTCGCCGCCAAGATACGAAAAATCGCCAGAATAGTATTGATGATATTCCAGGATACTTGAAACTCAAACTCCAAGGAGAAATTTCAGAACATTTTGCGGCATCTAACGCCCTCTACAAGCGACTGTTGGATGCTGGTGTAGCAAAAGAGTGTGCTCGCTTTGTGCTACCTCTGGCGACTCCTACACGTATCTATATGAGTGGATCTTGCCGTAGTTGGATTCATTATATTCAACTTCGTTCTGCCAATGGTACTCAACAGGAACATATGGATATTGCACTTGCATGTAAAGATATCTTTAAGCAGCAATTTCCCGCAGTATCAGAGGCGCTTGAATGGGTTTAATACTTAATCTAAATAAATTATCTTGAATTCTTAACTTTATGGCAATTTATCCAATTATTCACAAAGAAACAGGTGAAAAAAAAGTTGTTGAAATGAGTGTCAACGACATTATGCAATGGTACAAAGACAATCCTGAATGGAAAAGGGATTGGTCTGAAGGTTGTGCAACTCCAGGAGAAGTTGGGGACTGGAAAAATAAACTAGTCTCTAAAAATCCTGGGTGGAATGAAGTATTAGATCGCGCATCAAAAGCTCCTGGTTCTCAAGTAAAAAAAATCTAGTATGGCAAGAAGAAAAAGAAGCAATATTGACCAACCAATTGGTGTTGGATTGACTGCTAAACAAATGAAGCGTAGAAAACCTTTAAGTTCTGATTATCTGATTGACGTTGATCCTCTTACAGACAATCAAAAACGTTTGTTTGAATCATACAATGATGATAAGCATATTGTTGCTTATGGTTGTGCTGGAACTGGAAAAACATTTATTACACTATACAATGCTCTTCAAGATGTTTTGGATGAGCAAACACCTTATGAGAGAATTTATCTTGTTAGATCATTAGTAGCTACAAGAGAAATTGGATTTCTTCCAGGAACACATGAAGATAAAGCAGATATTTATCAAATTCCTTATAAGAATATGGTAAAATATATGTTCCAGATGCCTTCTGATGCAGACTTTGAAATGCTTTATGGTAATCTTAAATCTCAAGAAACCATCAAGTTTTGGTCTACATCATTTCTTCGCGGTACAACTCTTGATAATTCAATCATTATTGTTGATGAATTTCAGAATCTTAATTTTCATGAATTGGATTCTATTATTACTCGTGTTGGAGAAAATACAAAAATTTGTTTCTGTGGCGATGCTTCTCAATCTGATTTGCAGAAAACAAATGAACGCAATGGTATCGTAGATTTTATGTCAGTATTGCGTAAAATGCCATCATTTGATATAATTGAATTTGGTGTTCAAGATATTGTAAGATCTGGACTTGTTAAAGAGTATATTGTTGCAAAAATGGAAGCAGGATTTTAAATGGAAAAATCTTATGAAATATATTATTCTGCAACATTATTTGAAAAACTATAAAGGTAAAAATTAATGTTTAATCATGTTGATATTGATCTACCAAAACTTGAAAGAGAGACAGTAGATGGTATACGATATTATAAAATTCCAGAAAATGGAGAATTTTTAAAACTATTTTCTATTACTTCAGTCACAAGTCATAAGAATAGGCAATTTTTTGCAAATTGGCGTAAAAGAATTGGTGAAGAAAAAGCAAACAAAATAACTAAAAGAGCAACTAGTCGTGGTACTGATATGCATCTTTTAGTTGAACATCTTTTAAAAAATGAAAGTCTCCCAGAAGTTCAACCAATATCAGAATTTTTATTTAAAATTGCTAGGAATGATTTAAATCGTATAAATAACATTTATGCTCTTGAAGGTTCTCTATACAGCAAAGTTCTTGGAATTGCTGGAACCGTAGATTGTATTGGGGAATTTGATGGTGAATTGGCAATAATCGACTTTAAAACATCAAAAGAACCAAAACCTAGGGATTGGATCGAACATTATTTTGTTCAGTGTGCTGCTTATGCCTGCATGTTCTATGAACTTACAGAAATCCCCGTTAAAAAGTTTGTAATTATTATGTCATGTGAAAATGGTGAGTGTGTGATATATGAAGAATATGATAAATCAAAATATATCAAATTACTCACGGAGTACATCAAAGAGTTTGTTACCGATAAATTGGAGGAATATGGAAACAAATAAAGAATTAAACAAAGTAATAGAAAGTAAATTTTTAACGCCATCAAAATTTGCGTTTGAAATTGAAAAAATAGTAATTGAAGAAAATTTAAACTACATTGATGCTATTTGCCATTATTGTGAAAATAATGAAATTGAGGTAGAATCAGTAGCAAAACTTATTTCAAAATCTTTGAAAGAACGTCTAAAGTGGGACGCAACTCGTCTTAACTTTATGAAGAGAACATCAAGAGCAAAACTGCCACTCTAATAAATAAGATTATATTGTTTTAGAGCAAATGAAAACCTTCTCAGAGTTTTGTCATAACTTGCAAGAAGATAGAAATCAAAGATTTTATAATCAAATCAAGCAAGGAGCACTCGCTGCTGGTGCTTCTCCTGTAGAAGCTGATACTATCGCTGCTCAGGCATCTCTGGAGACTGGATATGGAAAATCTCCAAGTGGTTCCTTTAACTATTTTGGTCAAAAAGGAACTGGTCGTGAAAACACTTCTAGAATGCCAACAAGGGAAGTCATTAATGGTCGCAGTGTGAGGGTAAATGCAAACTTCAAAAACTATGATAGTCTAGACGCTTCTATTCGTGATAGAATGAACAAGTGGAGTTATAAAACTAGAGGAGCAGAGAGTGTTGAGGATGCTGCCAGAAGACTTCAAATTCCTGGTGGAGGTAGAATTCCTGGATCTAGGGAAATAAGTCATGGTGCTTATGCAACTGACCCCAACTATGCTTCAACAGTTGCTAGTATTGCAAGAACTTATGGTGGCGGCGGGGGAAGACTTCCATCTCTGAGATCAAGATCAAGATCAACATCAACAGCAACAATGAAACCAACTCAAAAAGGTGCTCTCAATTCCCCATCACCAACAAGAGTTCTTGCCAAATTAAAAGGCAAAACTGGTGAACTGAATAAATCTACGGGCAAATTTACGAAGAGGGGTTGGTCTTCTACCGAAGGTAGCAGATACAAAAAATACGGAGGAAAGTAATTCTTGAAATTTATTATGTCACCCTTTGAAACTTACCAACATTACCTTTCACTCAAAAATCACTTCACAAACCCAAAATACGATTTCTTTAAATATGGTGCGAAGACCCGTGCCAGTGTGACTTCTTTCAACAAACGAAAGGACAAATATTGGTTCGAAAAGACTTCCCGTAAGTATTCTGATAAGGAAGTCGTAGATTTTCTTGTGTCCAATTTCACTGCCACCGATAACCCACAGAACTTATGGATTGGGGAAATTATAAATTCTGGCGAAAGAAACTACGCCGAATGGATGAAACGACAACAGAGTTTGACATACTTGTTCAAAGAACAAAGCAGCGAATTGTTCTCGGAGAACGAATTAGAGAGTGTTTTCGACTGTTCGAAAGGTCATCCGCCCGTTCTAAAAATGTTCCTGGGCGGGAAAATTTCCCTAGAAACCCTGGTGATATATGATAAGATATTCCTGTTCGGGAATACGTTTGATAAGAAACTTGACGATCCTGTATGGGAAACCGTAAGTTTGAAATTAAAAAAATATATGCCATTCCTAAATATTGATGTGTTTAACTATAGAAAAATTTTACGGTCTATAATCAATGAGTAATTTTTTTGAATCTGATATTATTCAGGACGAATTGAAAGAAATTAATAAACTTCAAGAGGAAATTTACGGAAGTATTTTAACTTTTGGGGTAATGGATCGTGAGACTAAGATAAATCACATTGAGAAACTTCAAGTCTTGCTAGAAAAGCAGAGAGTGATGTATACTAGGTTATCTCTTTCGGACGACCCAAAAGCGGTTGAAATGAAAGAGAACCTACGCAAATCAGTTGTCCTGATGGGATTTCCATCAGAGACTGATATGCAAACTTTATTCAATAGTATGAACCAGACAATCGAATCCCTCAAAAAATATCTTGACAACTGAGGGAATCCTTGTTATACTATCCGAGTAAATCCCCCGAATCCAAACTATCCGAGGTATCTAACATGGCATTTGCCGATCTTAAAAAGCAATCTAAACTTGGTTCTTTGACTGCTAAATTAGTCAAAGAAGTAGAAAAAATGAATAATACTGGCAATTCCAGTGATGAGCGTGTATGGAAACTGGAATGTGATAAAAGTGGTAACGGTTATGCTGTTATTCGCTTCCTCCCCGCACCTGATGGTGAAGATCTTCCGTTTGTAAAGATTTATTCACACGCATTTCAAGGTCCTGGCGGTTGGTTAATCGATAATTGCCTGACCACTATCAATCAAAAGTGTCCTGTTTGTGAGCACAATTCTGGACTATGGAACAATGGAACTGATGCAGGTAAAGAAGTTGCTCGTAAACAAAAGCGTAAACTGACTTACGTCTCTAACATCTACGTTGTGAAGGATCCTGCAAATCCTGCTAATGAAGGTAAGGTATTCTTATTTAAGTATGGTAAGAAAATCTTTGATAAGATTACCGAAGCAATGCAACCTGAGTTTGAAGATGAGCAAGCAATTGATCCATTTGATTTCTGGCAAGGTGCTAACTTTAAACTGAAGGCAAAGAACGTTGCTGGTTATCGTAATTATGATTCCAGTGAATTTTCAAATCAAGGTGCTCTTCTGGATGACGATGATGCTATGGAAGCAATCTGGAAGAAACAGCATTCTCTTGCTGAATTCATCTCCCCAAGTGAATTTAAAACCTATGATGAACTGAAAAAGCGTATGGGTTCTGTTCTTGGAACTAAAACTTCTACTCGTATTGATGAAGAAGTTGAAGATGAAGAAGAGTACACTCGTGGTTCTTCTCGTGAACTCACTGAGGATCTTCGTCAAGAAATTAGTAACTTGAAACCAAGTCGTACTGCAACATCAAATGATGATGAGGACGATGACGCCCTCAGTTACTTTG